TCAAAATGAGTTTACAGAGAACGATGAGGAAGCACTCAAATACTTGAGAAGCGCTATACGGATTTGTTGATAAGTAGGGTAGTTTAATCCTAGAAATTCGATGAACTTCTCAATGTGATAGCGATAATCTTTCAAAGTGCGGGGAGAAAGCCCATTAGCTTCTTTCACGAGAAGAAATTCTTCAAGGAGCGCTTTCATGTCAATAACTGTCTTTGCAGTTATAGATGAGATGTTTCGGATTTTAGACATAATAAAAGACCCTCCTATACCACTCCGTGGTACACCACCCTCTTTCTCAGTGCCCACGGATTTTTTGGGATTTTAAGGTAGGGTCATCGCCTGCAAATATTGAATTTACAATAATGGCAGGGGAGACAGGACTTGAACCCGCAGCCCACGGTTTTGGAGACCGTAAAAAGTCATTTTGTGCAGTTGTGTTAATTTGTGAAAGTCTTGATTTAAAAGGGTTTTATAAGTTTGGAATTAAGTTGCATTAGGTGTTTTTGTGTCCCCAATCGTAAATTGTGTCCCCAATTTGTCACCAATTCTTTATTTTAAAAATACAGGTTGAATCTCTCCTAATAGTAACTGTTACGCGGTAATATTTTTTCTTTCAGTTATGTGCAACCTTATGTCATAAGCATACATAACCTCATGAAATGGAATAGTTCCGTCTAGCAAAGCTTTCATAAGAGGCTTGTCCAGGATTTCCAGAGACATATTATTCCTCCTTTTTCTTACGCGGTTTATATACATATCCTCTTTTCTTTTTTTCTTTTAGGTCTTTTAAATAGTTATCTATGGTGATTTTGAAGGTATTATCGTAATAAACACTTCCGTCTAAAGAGTCTGTTATTTTTGTTGGAGTATAATATTTGCTGTTTTTTGCTTTATTAAGTACTCTGATGGCTTCATCTAAATTATTCATTTTTACATAAACTTGTGCGATATGAATATATACGGACGGCACAGAAGGATCTAATTCTGCTGCTTTTTGATAATATTCCAATGCTTTTTCGAACTCATATTCCCCTTCATAACATTTAGCAAGATCTCTATACACATAGCTTATTTGAATTCCAGATGTGAAGCCATCTATTAGTTTACCTTCTCGGTTATAGTAAGATTTTTTAATTTCAACAGGGTTTTCTAAATATTTTTCTAAGTAGTAAATAGCTTGTCTTCTAAATTTAGCACCTTTCCAAACATAGGCTGTGCCAATTAGATAATATGCTTTAGGATGTTCAATGTTTTGGCATAATTCAATAATTTTATCTAAAACTTCCTGTCTGTTTTTAGCTTTCTCTATGATTTGTTTAGCTTTTTTATAGATTGGCCCTGTACCAAACCCCGTACTAAGTTGTAAAGATTCAAATAAGGCTTGTGCCAAATTTAAAGTATCCTCTACATTCTTCTTTCCCCATATCATTCATTGCTTTCCTCCTCTTCAATAGCCTTAATTATCCTTATCACCTGTTTTATATCTTTTGGTGATAATTTTTTTGTTTGTTTAAATAAGAGTTTTAGATCTTCTCTTTGCTTGAGTTCGTTCCAAAACTCCAGCAGCTCTGGATCATCTTCTACAGCTTCGGTGATTTCGTCAGCAGGGTTGCGTATGTCGGAAACTCCCATTAACCAATCAAGAGATACATTGAAGTATTCTGCAATTTTCTTTTTCAGTTCATCATCCGGTGTACTTTTGTTACTTTCATACATAGAAACTGTCGACTTAACTATACCAAATATCTTTCCAAACTCTTCTTGCGTTAAGTTATTTTCTAAACGCAATTGTTTTATCCTATCACCTATAGTAGCCATTCTTGATACCCCCATATATAAGTTCATGAATCTTAAACTTATTATAACATTTAAAACATTTATAAAAAATATTGTTCATGAAATTTTAACTTTTTAACAAAAAACTATTGACAAGTTCATGATACTTGAACTATAATAGAGATGAAGTTGTTGATGCTTGAACGAAAGGAGGCAACAAATTAAGATGCAGATAACTGAGAAATTAAAGAAATTACGGAAAGATAAAAAAATTACCCAAAAAGAAATGGCAAAATTTTTAGGATATAAAAATAAAAGTGGGTATTGTCAACTAGAGAATGGTAAAGTAAGGATGACTTTAGATAAAGCTAAAAAAATAAGCGAAATTTTAAATGTTGATATTAAAGAAATTTTTTTTGATGATGAAGTTCAAGTATCTCGAACAAAACACAAAGACACAGAGACTGCATGAGGAGGTGAGAGAGATGGATAATCTTCAAGAACAAGCAAGCGTAGAAAGAGTAACAATGTCAGCAAAGGAGGCAGCAGCATATTTAGGAATAAGCTATTGGCTCATTCTTGAAATGGCTAAAAGGCACGAGATACCTTACATTGCTTGTGGTAGTCGTAAACTTTTCAGAAAAGAGGCGCTTGATAAATGGATGGAAGAACAGGAGAAGAAAATTTTAGAAAAACCTAAAGAGTACATTAGGAAGATTTATTAAAAAGGAGGTGAATGAGCGTGAACATGAGTTGGGGACATAAAGCACTATCACAAGAAGAGAAGGCTGAAATAATTCTTAAGACGTTAGACAAATACATTTCAGTAGATTGGAATTTCAAAGAGGTATATTTGAAAGCAATCAAAGAAGGTTTAGAAAAAATTAAAACAAAGGAGGTGAAATAAATGTCAATCAGGCTTGAACTTGAACTTACAAAAGAAGAAAAACAATTGTTAGATGACGCAGTTTGGTATCAAGTTGCAACATTAGCAGCATTAGATGGAGGTACAAATGATGAAGAAAAAAGAGAATTTGAAATATACAAAAGTCTCTATAAAAAGCTAGGAAACAAATTAGAAAAATGGGTAGAGGAGGTGTAAAAATGTCAATCAGACTTGCACAAATACTACATCGATTAGGTTTTTGTGTCACATATGATGCAGACAAGAAGAGAATTAGAATTTGCAGAGATAAATAAAAAAAGTGCCTGCAAAAGGCACAGAAAAACACACCTACCTTGAGTATAGCACAAAAACGTGCTGTACTCAAGAGAAAATGGAGGGGAGAAAATGGAAGTAAACTTGAGCGAATATGTTTTAAACAGCATAGAAAATCCACAAGAGAGGGAACCAGAACTTTTGGGAGTATGTGAGAATTGCGGAGAAGAAATATACGAATGGCAATCTTATGCATACTGGGAAGACTATATTTTCTGTGATGTGCGTTGTGCAGCAGAATGGTTTGGAGTGAAGGAGGTTTATTAAAAAGATGCAATCTAGTGTTTTAGTTAAAACGAAGGATATGGATAAATCTGAGTGGCTTCAGTGGAGGAAGAAGGGCATAGGCGGTTCAGATGTTGCTGCTATAGCTGGATTAAGTAGATATAAAAGCCCAGTACAGGTATGGCTAGAGAAAACAGGCCAAGTCGAGCCGGAGGAACCCGGAGAAGCAGCTTATTGGGGGCAAGTTTTAGAAGATATAGTTGCAAAAGAATTTACAGTCAGAACAGGGAAGAAGCTTAAAAGAAGATTAGCTATTCTTCAACATCCACAGTATCCCTTCATGATTGCAAATATTGACCGTGTGGTTGTTGGAGAAGAAGCAGGATTTGAAGCTAAGACCACCAGTGAATGGCACAAAGATGAATGGGAAGAAGATAAAATCCCAGATGAATATATACTCCAGTGTCAGCACTATATGGCTGTAACTGGTTTCTCAAAATGGTATATAGCAGTACTTATTGGAGGGAACAAATTTCGCTGGAAGGTTATTGAAAGAGATGAGGAAATTATCCAGTACCTTATCAAAATTGAAAGTGATTTCTGGAAACTAGTAGAAACTAATACACCTCCAGAAATGGATGGAAGTCAAGCTAGTACTGAAGCACTAAAATTACTTTATCCAAAAGCTGAAGAAGGAAAGGCAATAGAATTACCGTTGAGTACTCAGGACCTCATAGAAGAATATGAACAAATATGTGAAAAAGAAAAAGAGATAGCTGAACAAAAAGAAGCAGTAGTCAATAAACTTAAAGCATTATTAGGCGATGCTGAAATTGGATACGTCGGAAATAAGCGTGTGATATGGAAAAATATTAGCTCAGCCAGACTTGATACTAAGGCCTTAAAAGAAGAAATCCCAGAAGTATATGAAAAATACGCAAAATTAACAACTTATAGGCGTTTTGAAATTAAATAGAAGGAGGATTTTATCATGGGTAAAACAGTAAAAAATGATGAATTAAAAAATAAATTAGCCAAAAAAGCTGAAAATACTCCAGCACCGGGGAAAACATTAAAAGCTCTGCTTCAGGACCAGAGTGTTAAAAATAGATTCAATGAGTTGTTAGGTAAAAAATCTGCAGGTTTTATATCCTCTCTGCTTAATGTTGTAAATTCTAACCCACAACTTCAAGCTGCAGATCCGCACAGTATTCTTTCTGCTGCTGCTCTTGCTGCTGCTTTGGACCTTCCTATAGATCCAAATCTCGGTTTTGCATATATAGTCCCATATAACGTGCGTCAAGGTGATGCTCATATTTTAAAAGCTCAGTTTCAACTTGGATATAAAGGATATATTCAATTAGCAATGCGTACAGGTGCATACAAGACAATAAATGCAACAGAGGTATATGAAGGAGAAATAAAAAATTATAACCGCTTTACAGGTGAATTTGAATTTGGTGAAAAGGAATCAGATAAGATAATAGGCTATATAGCATATTTCAAGTTGTTAAATGGCTTTGAAAAGTATCTTTACATGACTGTTGAAGAAATAGAGAGACATGCAAAACGTTACTCTAAAAGTTATGACAGCAAAAACAGTCGTTGGAAAGAAGATTTTCACAGCATGGCACTTAAAACAGTGATAAAAAGATTACTCTCTAAATACGGTATTCTCTCAATTGAAATGCAGACCTCACTCTTAGCGGATCAGGCAGTAGTAAAACAAGATGAAGAAGGCAATATAAACTATGAATATCCAGATAATATCACACTGGATGAAGAGTATTATATAGTGCATGATGAAGAAGAAACCCAAGAACAGCAGAGCGAAAGTGAAAATAACGAAGAAAAAGAAACTACTGGACAGATTAGTATAGAGGCGTAGATAGAAAGGCAGTCAGGAGGTTATCCACTCTCTGGCTGCTGCCTCTACCTCTATAGCAAAGGAGAGGAGAAATAATGCCAAATAGAATTTTAAAAGAAAGCATAACGACAAGTGATACAATAAATGAACTCACTCCAGAGGAAGAAGTTTTCTTTTATAGATTGTTAGTGGTTTGTGATGACTATGGCCGTATGGATGCAAGACCAAGCATATTAAGGGCTAAGTGCTATCCTCTTAAGCTTGATAGTGTGAGTGAAGATGATATCAAATCATGGCTTAATAAGTTAGTTAAAGTTGGCTTAATAAAGCTTTATATCGGTAGTGATAATAAACAGTATCTTCAGGTAGTTACGTGGGATAAACATCAGCAGGTGAGAGCAAAGAGAAGTAAATATCCTGAGCCTGTTGAATATATAGAGGGAAATGATAGAAGCAATAATGCAGATGATAGTAACATGATATCATCTGATATCAAATGTAATCAAATGAATGCATATGTCCCCGAGAATCCTAATCCTAATCCTAATCCTAATCCTAATCCTAATCCTAATCCGAATATAAATACATATGTCGCAACTGACGTTGCTCAGTGTGTGTCTGTCCCGGCTGAGAAGCCATCTGACTCTACGGAAGATGGTGGAGCGCAGTCTAAAAAGACTGGCAAAGACGGATACACACAAGAGTTTGAGGAGTTTTGGGAGAATTACCCACGAAAGGTAGAAAAGAAACGTGCTTTCAGGGCGTGGAAAGCACGCTTAAGGGAAGGTGTTAAACCAGAAATGTTGATACAAGCGTGTAAAAACTATGCGGCGTATTGTACCCGACAAGGCATAGAACAGCGATATATTAAGCATGCCAGCACTTTTCTGGGGCCGGATAAGCCATTTGAAGAATATGTGAATAGTATACCGGAAACAGAACCCATAATCAAAAAAGAACCTAAAAGCTGGAACGTGTTAAGACAACTATACAATGAATACGAGCAACAGGAAAGAGGTGTTGGGCCATGACCGAAAAAGAGGTTGTGAAATTATTCGTATTGCTAACAGCTGCATATCCGAGATTTGATACGTTCAGCGATCCTGAGAAGACAAGACCTGTCATCAAATTATGGGCTGAAATGCTTGCAGATATTCCTTATGAAGTAGCAGAAGTGGCAGTAAAAAAATTTATACTTGAAAGTTCATACCCACCGACAATAGCAGAAATACGTAAACAGGCAATGGAGATTGCGACATCACCTGAGGATAAAATTGGCCCTGCGGAAGCATGGGGAGAAGTGGAAAGAGCGATACGCTTGTATGGTTCATACATGGAGGAAGAGGCATTATCCAGCATGAGTCCTGCTGTAGCAAGAGTAGTGAAATATATTGGCTGGAGAGAAATATGTCTTTCTGAAGAACCGGGGGTAGTAAGAGGGCAATTTTTGAAAATGTATCAACAATTACAAGAGCGGGAGAGAAAAGAAGCTCTATTACCGGAAGGATTAAAAAGAGATATAGCGATGCTTACGGAACAACGTTTAATGCTGGGAGAAGGGGGAGAGGCAGATGATTCTTAATGAAATAGCTCAGGCTATTGAACAGCTTAAAATTGCAGAAGAGCGATTCAATGATGCTATTGGCGATGAAATAGAGATAGCGATATATGAGCTAAAGGCTGCTGAGTTGAGATTGAATATGCTATTGAGAGAAGTTAAAGAGGCCAAAAAGAAGGTGACAGCATGAGATACAAAATTGTGATACCTGGAAGGCCGGTCCCTAAAGGGAGGCCACGTTTTTCAAAAGGACATGCTTATACACCAGAAAAGACAAGAATGTATGAGGAACTAGTAGGTTGGAAAGCAAAGCAAGTAATAAAAAGCCCTCTTAGAAAGAATATTGCGGTCTATATAACTATCTACGCAAGTAGCAAGATACAGGGTGATCTGGATAATTATGCGAAGTCTATTCTTGATGGAATGAATGGCGTAGCTTACATAGATGATAAGCAAATCAGTTATTTAACAATTCAGAGGCTTAAAGGAGAACAAGAGATGGTTGAAATAGAAATTGAGGAGTTGAAGGAGGTGCCTTCATGAGTAAAAAAACTTCTTTATGTTTGACGTGTGCAAATGCCTATGCAGATTTGTGTAGATGGATAGGATTTGGCGAAGAGATTTTTGATGAGTGCGAAAGGAAGATATACAACAGTAGAAAGCTGAAGAATGGCAGTATAATTAATGACGAACTTGTTTGTGTAACAAAGTGTAAATATTACCAATACGATTATAATCAAACAAGAGGCCGAAGAGAAAGATTGAGAGAGAAGGGTAGGATATGAGGTTAGAACCAGCTTGGGCATTACGGGCCCTTGAACATTATTTGTATAATTACTTTGAAGAAAAAAGACGATTGGAGGATATGAGGGAAAATATAATAGATTCATCTCCAGCAAGATTCCAAGAAATTGGTGGCAGTGGAATAAATCATATGACGAATCCTACAGAATTAAAAGCAATCAAGTTGGCTACAAATAAAGTCATACTTGAAAAAGAAAAGTGGATAAAAGTTGTGACAGATTTAATTAGATATGCAGAGGAGTATGATAAAACTCATGGAACAAAATATTATCTTTTGATAAATAAAAAGTATTTTGACGAGCTAGGGGAAGAACAAATTTGCAATGAGTTAAATATAGAACGTGCTACATATTATTTTTGGAGAAAAGAAATACTTAGAATGGGTATAAATTTAGCGACTGCAATAGGACTTATAGAATACAAAGATTTTTTGAAAAAGTCTAAGACTGACAAAGCTAAAGCAAAATGATATAATACACAATAGAATAATGTCGATTTTATTAATTCATATAGGTTTTAGCCCGGTCACCCCCGCCGGGCTTGTGTATTTTAGCAAGATGGAAGATAATTTTTACGAGGGGATCGGGGCTCATATGCTTTGCAATACAATACTATACTGCGCAAATGCATTCTTTCCTAGCTTACCCCTCAATCAGCTAGGATACCCCTCCTATTAAGGGAATTTTCCCTTTTAGCCCCCAGAGGAGGGAGCCGGATTATTAAGAGCCCCTTACCGGCAAGGGGGCAAATTCAACATGTTGCCTAACATGTTGCTCACCCCTTATGTCAAATTATACTACATGAGGGGTAACAGTAACAACCGTAACGGTAACGAGAGTAACAGTAACAGGGAGGTGGCCCGGATGCCGGCTGGATATTCTTCCCGGTGCAAGGTATGTAACAGCCAGCACCGGGTCGAGATTGAAAAATGGGCAAAAGAGGAGGGGATGAGCCCAAGAGCAATTTCTTCCAAGCTTAAAGAGGAATATGGTGAGAATATAAGCTATAAATCGATATGGCAGCACCTTAATGAACATTTCGACGTGAAAGCCGAAGTAAGGGAACAGTATCAAAAAAGCCAGCAGCAGTATCAAAAAGCCGTTGAAAAGCGATTATCCGATATCGAAATGTTGGATGCTACCATAACTGACAATTTCGAATTAAGCCAAGCAACCACAGCTTGGCTTAAAGATTTAATACAGAAACGAGAAAAACCACCACTGGCTTTAGTACAACTAAGAGAAAAGTTGCAAAGCGAGATGCGCCAGGCCATAAAACAGAAACTTGAACTGACAGGTGACGATCCGCTTAGCAATGTAGCAGATGTTTTGAGTGCGTTATGGAGTGAAGATAATGACGATGTTAACAGCGAAAGCGAGGGAGATTCTTAGAAATGTTCTTCTAAAGAGCAAGAAAGATAAAGTATATTTTGCTAAAGCTTTCTTTGGTTTAGAATTAGGAGAAAAGCAACAACAAGCATTATTGCTCGGTGGCAAAGTACAAATCAAAGTAGCAGGACGCCGATTTGGAAAGAGCACTGTAACTTTGATAGATGTTGTTCATGAATCTGCTACTAAACCAAAACAAGTATGGTATATTACAGCACCATCCATTGATCAGGCAAAGATATATTTTCAAGAGTTTGAACAGAGAGCAGCTAATAATAGCTTGCTCGAGACTCTGGTAAAAGATTTTAAATGGAGTCCATTCCCTGAGATACAGCTTGTCAATGGGTCAAAGATATTGGGACGTTCAACTTCGCGGGATGGTGTTTATTTGAGAGGTAAAGGCGCAGATGGTGTTGCTATTACCGAAGCTGCTTTTATAAAGGATAAAGTGTATCATGATGTCATAAGGGCAATGGTTCTTGATAGAAATGGATTATTGAGGCTAGAGACAACTCCGAACGGTATGAATTATGTATATAAACTCTTCCAGGAAGGTTTAAATGATAAGACCGGATACTACAAAAGCTTTCATGCAACAGTTTATGATAATGAGAGACTTGATAGAGACGAATTAGAGAGAATCCGACATGAAATTCCGGAGCTCGCTTGGAGAATAGAATACCTTGCCGAGTTTGTAGAAGACGATTCGTTTATTTTCCCGTGGAGTTTGCTATGTGAGGTATTCGACGATTATAAACTTGAGCAAAAACCACTAAATGGACACAGATACGCTATCGGAGTTGACTTGGCAAAGTATCAGGACTACACTGTAATCATTGTGCTTGATATTACAAGAGAGCCTTATCAGATAGTAGAATATCACCGATATCAAGGCAGACTCTACACAGATGTTGTGGCACATGTTAATGAGCTACAGGCGAAATACAATGCAAGAGTTTACCTTGATGCGACAGGGGTTGGAGATCCAATAGCGGAACAGGTTCGCAATTGCGAGCCTTTTGTTTTTTCTGAGAAAAGCAGGAATGAGCTTATATCAAATCTTGTTGTATTGGTACAGCAAAAGAAATTATTGCTTCCTACTTCATGGACAGCATTAAGAGACGAACTTAGATATTTTAGAAACGTAAAGCGAGGGACAAAGGTTAAAGCTGAAGCTTCAGAAGGTTATCATGATGATACTGTTATGGCGCTGGCATTGGCCTGTTGGGCTTTGAAAGGTGGTTATCATCAGACCAGTATGGAGGCATTATCTCTTTTGAGAGGATTGAGGATATATGGCTAAGTTGAAAGCTAATTGGCTTAAAAAAGCTGTAGGAGAAATATCTAAATTAAGAGATTTATTGAGTTTTACCGGCTGGAAGCTACAGACTGGTACTTACGCCACACCATATCGGCTTAATTCCAGCCGTGTCGATTATGCAAAAGCCCGAGCTTTATATGAAAACACGGATGATGCATATAAGCTTGGCGCTGGTTTTGCAAAGACCGTTATTAATACAGCCGTGGGTTTTATGGGTGTACCACGATTTCGAAGTGAGGACGAGGAAGCTCAGGCCGTACTGGATGACTTTTCCAGTGTTAATGTTAGCCGTATGCAGCAGACTCACCGTAATGCTATGCGGGACGGGGATTGTTTTGTGTGGATTACCCGAGAGGAAAACGAGGACGCAACTTTATATCCAGAAAAAAAGGTTAGGTTGGTATATAACATTATTCCACCAGAACAGGTGGTGCAAATCATCAGGAACCCAATTACTGGTTCCGTAAGAGAATATGTTCTTAAATCCGAACATGTATGGCTTGATGAGAGCAATAACACCAGACGGTGCATTGTTACCCAGCGTATTAGCAAAGATCGCCGTCTGATACAAATAGAAGGCGATACACCACCGGATATACAGCCAGGAGAAGAAAGAAATCCATGGGGATTTATACCTATTGTCCATTTCAAGAATGAGGGAGACGAAACAAGAGAATTTGGCCAGTCAGACCTTGAACCGATAGAACCGTTTATGAAAGCATACCATGACGTTATGCTTCATGCTATTCAGGGATCCAAGATGCACTCAACGCCACGGTTAAAGCTCAAACTTAAAGACATAGCACGATTTCTTCAAAATAATTTTGGAATTACAGATCCTGTTGAGTTTGCAAAGAATGGGGGAACTATCAACCTTGATGGTCATGAGCTTTTGATATTCATGGATGAAGAAGATGCCGACTTCATCGAAGTCAAAAGCGCCATAGGAGATGCAAAGGATTTATTGCAACTCCTTTTTTATTGCATTGTGGACACCAGTGAAACTCCAGAATTCGCTTTTGGTGTGCATACTCCCAGTAGCCATGCCAGTGTAAAAGAGCAAATGCCAATACTTATCCGTCGGATTGCGCGTAAGCGGGAGCATTTTACTGAAGCCTGGCAACGTCTTGCTCGAATTGTACTGGCAATGACGGCACAGGCGGAAGGCAAAACATTCTCAACATATGCTACAACTCTTGAATGGGATAGTATAGATCCAAGAGATGGTAAAGATGTAGCGCAAGAACTGCAGATGATAACTACCGCACTCAATACAGCAATACAAGGGGGATTCTTGAGTGTTGAGGCGGCAGCAGACTTTCTAAAAAAATATATTACCACAATGCATGATTTCATCAGTGACGATCCAGAGGTCCCCGGTGAAAGAGAACGCATTATACAAGATAGAATAATGCAGGCAAGGCTTGAGGATGGGCAGTTACTTCAAGACGAGAAACAGATTATAGATGCCATAAACGGGCAGGTGTAACAAATGAACCTGTCGGGTGAGAATGCAAAGAAAATTATAAAAGAGATCCAGGATGCAGCTGGAGAGTATGGCAAATGGGCACTTGAAGCAAGAAAGCAATATATAAACCTAAGACTGCGGCAGGATGCTGAGATACGCAAACTGTATATTAGAGCTGCTGATAGAATTGCAAAAGAATTGCGTTCTTATGCGGCTAAAGGGTCAGGATACCTGTACAAGCGCCACCTGCAGGAGTTGGAGATTTCACTCAGGCGAGAGGCTGAAAGAATTGCAGGCGATCTTACGGCACAAATGAAAGAATACACGCAGAAGTCAGCGGAGGCTGGAAGCGGGTACTCAAAAGCGGTGTTGATAGATTTGGTTAAACAAGCCGGGGCTGATGACATTATCAACATGGCCGGCATACAAAATTTATTCGGTAGAGTCAACACGCAAGCGGTCGAGGCCATATGGGCAAGAACAAAAAACGGCATGAAGCTATCGGATCGAATATGGCAGGTTAGCGAAAGTGCTAGAAATGCAATTCGTGATCTGATACAGGAGTCGGTGGCAATCGGACAGGATGCCGTTAAAACTGCGAGGATGTTAGAAAGATATGTCCGAGGCGGGGCGAATACACTGGCTAGCGAATATCCAAACATGATGAAACGCATGAAAGGCAGAGTACCAAAAGACATATCGTATGAGGCGTTACGACTGGCTAGGACAGAAACTACAGCAGCATTTGGAGAAGGTACTATTGCAGCGGCCAGGGTGACGCCAAGCTATAAGGGTATGAAATGGATATTGAGTAAGGCGCATCCTTTGGAAGACATATGCGATACATTAGCCGAAGCTGACGGCTGGGGCCTTGGTGCTGGTGTATATCCGCCTGGCGAGGAACCAATGTATCCGGCACATCCGAATTGTCTATGTGTGCTACTTCCAATACACGAGCAACCAGAAGAATTTGTACAAAGATTAAAGAGGTGGCGTGTGAATCCGGATAGTGAACCTGATATAGAAAAGTGGTATAATACGATCTATAAAGGACAAAGCAATATAAGCAGTGCTGAAATACAACGCCCTGTCTTTTTGAAAGGCGTTTTTATTATACCCAGAAACGGAGGTTTAGAATGAAAATACCGGTTACAGTGTTGCACCAAGTTATAAGAGATAATCCAGATATTTTTTAGATTTGCCGAAAGGAGGTGAAATGGTGAAGTTCTCGATTACAAATGCTGTGAGCAATAGGGCCTGGGGAGATGTAGATAAGAGCCGCATTTGGCAGCTGCTTAAGCAAGGTCTAAAGGAAGGTGCTGAAGGAGTTGTTACAGCAGTACGGGAGGTTTATGCTGTAGTTAAAGCTGAGACAAACAAAGACTTAACCCAAGCAGATTGCTGGGGCCCTCATCATGAGGTACGGGATGATGGCGAGATAGTACTCAATCGTGCCGGCCTTATCGCCGCAGCAGCTGCTCTGGCTGGGGCCAGAAGCGAACCGAACCTTACG